CAGCAAGGCTATAATAAACGTGCAGTTCGCAGACTATGGTAGGAAGTACGTCATAACTGTGGATGGCGTTGAGCAGGCTTCGTACGAAACACCCGACGGGAATGAATCATGGCATATAAACAAAGTGGCCACTTCTTACGTAGCATACAAGTTATTAAATGGACTAGAAGACATGCCGGGATTCAGTGTATACTATCGAGGAAATGTAATCATCTTAGAGAAAGACGATGGTACAGATTTCTCTGTTGTAACCAGAGATGACGCAGACGGACGAGACCTTATAGCTATTCAAGGTTCAGTTAAGAGCGTATCAGACCTTCCGCTCTACGCCCCTAACGATTATGTGGTAAAGGTTGTGGGCGAAGGTGGTTCCACTGATGACGACTATTATCTAAGAGCCGAGGATGCAGGCGGTGGTGTCGTAAACTGGATAGAGTCATACGGGTACGGGCAGTCTCTTGGGTTTGATGAAACTACGCTTCCGCACGCATTGATACGGGATAGATTCTCATCGGGAGAGGCTGTGTTTAAGATAAAGCCCTCTCCTTGGATCACTCGTGGTGTGGGTGATAACAACTCAAACCCCATGCCGTCCTTCATCCAAGATGAGCAACCCATAACTAGCGTTGGTACTTTCCAGAACAGGCTTTACTTCACAGCGGGTGAGTCGGTCATCCTTAGCCGAAGTAACTACTTCTTTGACTTCTTCAGGAAAACAGTGATGGGTCAACTAGATGGTGATCCTATTGACATATACGCTGATACCAACGAGGTGAACATCCTTGAGAACTCTTCAGTGCTGGATGGTGATGTTGTATTCTTCAGCTCCACTGGACAGTTCCTTCTTTCTGGGAGTGGGGCTGTAACAAAAGAGAACGCCACCTTGCAGTCTGCAAGCTCCTTCGAGAACATTCGTGGATGCAAGCCTGTTGCAAGCGGTGACGTTATCTTCTTTGCATTCGAGTACGGTGCGCACACAGGTGTACGTGAGTTCTTCACAGACAGCTTCACAGATACCAAAAGAGCCCGCCCTATTACTGACCACGTGGATGAGTACATAGAGGGAACGGCTGTGCAGATGACTGCCAGCACCAACAAGAACCAGCTCCTTGTCATGGCCACCGACAAGAGAACCCTGTACTTGTACAACTACCTTTGGCAAGGTCAGGACAGAGTCCAGTCCTCTTGGAGCAAGTGGGAGATGACAGGGGATGTTAGGTACATAAAGTACGACAGCGAGCTTCTTTATTTGCTTATAGATCGTTCAGGGAGTTTGTACCTAGAGCGGATAGCATTGGGTGATCCTGATGATGTTGGTATGACATTCCCAGTTAGGCTGGATACACGAGGGGTCTATACTGCTACGTACTCCGAAGGAGCTTGGAGCTTCATCCTTCCTGATCTGATATACCCTCTGGATAGCATAATTGTAGTGCGGGGTTCTGACTGCCTAGATAGTGGCGTAACAGTGTCGTACGAAAGGTCTGGGCACACAGTCACGCTACGGGAAGATATTGCTGAACCGTCTCAAGGAACAGCCGAGGTTATTGTGGGTACTCCGTACACTATGAAGTACGAGCCCACTATGCCATTCATCAAGGACAGAAATGGACGTGTAATTGATACTGACAGGCTTATCCTTAACGACGTCAATATAAACTATGACAAGACAGGCATCACAGAGGTTGAGGTCACTAATGAGTGGGGCTCTGTCCGTGAGTACTCTTTCAATGGACGTAATCTAGGTGCACCAAACAACCTAGTAGGCTTCGCACCTATACGACCCGGACAGTTTAGTTTCCCTGTCCGCCAAGAGTCAGATCGTGTGACTTTTAAGCTAATTACAGACAGCCACATTCCGTTTCAACTTCGAGGTATGGAATGGCGAGGCCGTTTCAATCAACGAGGAAGGAGGGTTTAATATGGCTATACCAATGGCTGTGATCGCAGTAGCTAGCTCAGTCTACTCTGGCATTCAAGCCAGAGAGAAGGCCGATCAGCAGAACGCGTACAGGAAGCAGCAGAACGAACGAGCCTTGAAATCCATGCAGAGTCAGTACAGCCAGTTATCTGGGGCGGAGGCTGATGCGCGAGAGCGCAGCATAGTCGCTGGCATGGACAATCAGACAGAGGCAATGCGCAGGAAATCCAGTATCAATCTCATGGCAGCGGCCTCCGGCACGCAGGGGCTCAGTGTTGATTCATTACTTCAAGGTGTCCGAAGTGAACAAGGACGAAACATGAATACTATCCTCAACAACCAAGAGATTGAGCTTCAGGGTTTCAGGAACCAAGCCGAGGGTATAAGAACCCAGACAGCTAGTAGGATTGATAATCGAACGATTCAGAAGCCTAGCTGGGGCGAGATTGGCCTAAATGCAGCTAACTCTGGTGCAAGTGCCTACTCGGGAGCCGGAGGCAGCTTCGGTGGTGGAGGTAATAGCAACCCACAAGCAACCATGCCCCGCAGTGGCGGCTGGAATAACTCGATCCAAACAGGGGGTGTTTAAATGGCACAAGTAGAGAGAGGAAAAGGAATCTCCCGGCGGGGTATGGAGTCCATGCCCCAACGCAAGCGCAGGGCTGCCTCTGCACAAACCACAGATACTTACGTGCGTGGTAAGGAACCACTAGCGCAGCCTGACACAGCCACTCGTATTGCTAGCGCTATGGTGGAGTTCTCTGGCACGGCTGCAAGCATATACGACCAAGAGAACAAGAAGAAGATAGAGCTTGATAAGGTGACTCAGCAGCAACGGGCTTTTGAGGGTCTCGACCCTACAAAAGATGCTACTGAAGAAGGTGTCCGTGCATTTCAAGTAGTCAAGATGCGTGACCAGATTCTTGAAACCAACTCAGACATAAGCACCAAGATTCGAGAAAATCCTGATATGTCGGATGAGGATTTCGAGAAGATGACACGGGAGGCATACGCTCCTTTGTTCGACCAGTACAGACCTGATGCCCAATTGAGCAAGGCACTTGGGAACCAGATTCAACAATCACAATCTAGTGTTTACCAAGTACGCAGCGCAGCTAAGGCCAAGCACAACGAGTTTGAGCGAGATAACGCAGTCACAGCCAGTATCAGTAACTTCACAGAAGCTGCTGGAAGCACAGAAGAGCTGGCAGAGTCTGTAGCCGAAGGCGGTGTGATGTACGAAGAAGCCCGGGGACTCGGTGCTACCCCGCAGGACATACGAGAGAAACTGGTGAGTGCAGCCAGCTTCAGTGCAGCCGAGGGTGACGGCAGGCTGCTCAAGGCACTACAGAAGCAGAAGTGGACTAAGACCGACCCGCGCATATCTAAAGCAGAAGCTAACTTGCAGCAGTACGAGACAAGAGCTAACGCAGCGGAGATAGGCGACAAATGGGGCTCTATTCAGGAGGCGTGGAAGAGCCGTGCCTCTACTTGGGACTCTACTATGGGTGAGATTAAGAACCTCAACAAAAAGTACCCCGGATCAATAACGGCTAAGAACGTAGCTTCTCTTAAGCAGCAAGCAGCTAGGCAGCACTCTAAGGAGGATAGGGATAACGCCGTATACCAAAACTGGGTAGATGGACAGGAGGCCAGCAAAGGAGAAGGGGAGATATTGCCGCTGGGGACAGACGTTGCACGTCAAGAAGATGTGAACATGATAATCGGTAAAGAGAGTGAGCATATTGAGAAACTAGGCCAGCAGTACGAAGCGTCAGGTCGCTTCACTCCCGCAGAGAGACAAGGTTGGGTTTTGAATAAGAAGCTTGAGCTTGGCAGAGAGCAGAACGTCCGGGTTCCGGGTATCGGATTTAGCATAGATGCGCTAGTCCGTGAAGACTTCGGAGACTGGAGCGGTGAGGGTGTTCCAGAGGTTTACGCACAGACTGCGATGATGATGGAACGTATGAACGAGGACGACATACGGAAGTACACAAGTAATGACCGCACAGCAGGGTTCATCCGTGCCTACCAAGACTTCAGAAGCGAAAAGGGTGCAGATAAAGGTGCCCTTCAGCGGGCTAGGACTGTAGTAGATGGCAACATGGCAGCAACATCTGAAGAGAGAGATGAAGTTCAGGACGAAGCTGTGACTATGGTAGGAGAGATGTCTAAGGCCGGGTTCTGGTCTTCGACGTTTGGTGACGGGGAAGATATGTCTCCTGCGCTAATAAGTCATCTTGAGAACTCAACACGGGGTGAACTCACCAACCTTTTCTTATCTGGCTCTACTGACCCTGACAAGTCAGCGGAGATAGCAGCTAAGTCTGCGTATAAGAACATAACTAGGGTTGGTGAGACTTTCGTAAACACCAGCAAAGAGAGCCTACTACCTAACCTTACCTATCGTTCTGAAGGCGGTACTCAGCACCAACTCAACCCAGCAGACATACGACCTGCTTTCGAGAAGCTATTTGAGGACATCAGAGACGACCTAGCCCTTGAGTCGAACTACGGTGCAGACATTTCCTTGGATAAAGTTATGTTCACCACGACAGGCAATGGTTCTTTAATTCATATCCATGATGCCTTGGGTGAGAGAATCACAGATAAGCCTATCAGGGTTTCAGATGTTGCCAAGAACTACGGAGACGCTGAGGCGCTGAGCAGAGCTAGAAGCGCAAGCGATTCGTTAGGAGGGTCAAACAGCGCACCGGGAACTGTTGTACCTTTCGGAACTTTACTAAGAGATTAATAGGAGGCAATCATGGCAAATGAGAGTAGCCGTTCTTTTCGGCGTTCATACGGATCAGATAGGGTTCGCCTACAAGACGACATAAACCGAGAGATTCAGAAAGAACAAGAGGATCGTCTAGGCGCTGGCGAGCTTTACGAAATTGCTAAAGATCGTGAGCAATTAGCGCCCAGCCTAGATAGGCAGATTGACCGGGAATCTGGGCTGTATTCCAAACCTGAAAGCGGCGGCTATCTCAGTGACGAAGAACTTGCCAACAGACTAGGCACTGGGTACACACAAAGTGAGTACGACTTGGTAGCCCGCGCCAGCAATGAGGATGAGTTCGACTCTCTGATGGAGGGAGTTAAACGGGATCGTCAGCAGACTAGGACTATGGCAAAGGAAGGGTGGCGTGGTATTGGGTACTCAACCTTGGCAGGCATGCTAGACCCTGCGCTCCTGCCGCTGTACGTGGCCACAGGTGGCCTAGGTGCTGTCGGTCGTGCCGGCCTAGCTGCTCGTACTGCCGCTTCCGCCGCCGTTGGTGCTGCTGAGGGCGCTGCTGTGGAAACAGTAGTAGGGCAGGGCAGCACACAGCGAGGATGGCGTGAAGTGGCCTTAGCGGGCGTAGGTGGCGGTATCATCTCCGGCGCTATCCCTTTGGGCGTAGCTGGGTTCAAGAAGATGCGTAGAACAGGAAACCCTGACAACGCTGATACTGGACGCCCAAACCCTCCCGAGTCAGTCAATGACCGTGCTATCCAAGAGAGCGCTATGGATGCAGACGCAGCACTGTCTCGTGCAGCCAAGCGGCACAGCGAAGATATGGCATTGGCCAATATGCAGAGCAAGCTGAGTATCGAGACTGTCCGTACCCTTGAGCCTCGTAAGAAACTGATAGACGAACTACGCCCTGTAGCGGAGAGAAGGTTGTCTAGGGGAGATAGGAAACCTCTTATTTCACAGGAGGCTAGTACCCTGAGTGTCATCAGTGATTTGGACAAAAGTCTAAAAAGAGCTAAGGACACAATGCCAACAGGTGGCACCAAAGCTTCAAGAGCCAAGTCTGCACGTAACCGTAAAGAGAACATCCAGCGGCTTGAGAGCCGAGTCAGCGCAGAGCGCAAGAAGCTGGCTGATGTTAAGCGCAGGTTGCATAGTGATGAGCAAGGCCGTAACGCTTGGGAAGACATTAGTCGTCTCTCTCAAGGCCAGCGTCCACGCAACTATGAACAGCGGTTCCAAGAGCTACAAGCTGAAGGCAAATCTCCTTTCCAGAAGCAGGAGTACAAGAACGTAAGAGACCTAGCAGCCAAAGCTGAAGCTCGCAGGAAGAGCATCGCTGAGCAGGAACGCGCAGAAGCAGCCAGCGCGGTTGCTGAGCGGGCGCGGGTTGACCCCGAGGGTGAGGTTCGGACGAATACCGGAGACGCTGGTGCTGCCCGTGCACCCGGTGCTGAGGATGAGATCGAGCCGTACGCCAGTTCCGATAGTGTTCAAACCTCGGAAAAGCTGTTTGAGATGCAGCAGCGTGGTGAGTCGCTGGGCGACCCGGACTTTATTCGTAAAGCTGCGGGACTGGGATCAAGACGTGCCGCTAGTGGGTATACTAACCTCACACGGAGCGACAGCAACGTAACCCGTGGCCTAGCACACACTCTACTTAACGACCCACAGCAAGCCTCACGCGGGCATATATCGGCAAGCCAGCGATTGGCTTCGTACGAGAGAAGAATCCTTAACGCAGAGGGTGGTCAGGAGGATTTGGCTCGTCAGGCATGGGCTAAGGAACGTGGGATACGCGGAATCGCTATCGACTTGTGGGACGGAGAGTCTGCTCGTATGTTTGATGACTCTGTTGTCCTTGAGATGAAAGGGATTGACCAAGGCAGCCCTGCCATTAAGGATGCAGCAAAAGCAAGAGCTGATATTTTGGAAGAGAGCTTGAAAGTACTCAAGGCTTCAGGAGCTAAGGAGTTTAAGAACGTCACCTCAGACAGATCGTACTGGTCTACTACCTTCAGTTCTCACAAGTTCTCATCTGCCGTCAATAAGCACAGCCCGGAGAGTGTCATAGACACGCTCACTGGCGCTTATATGAACGGTAAATTCAAGATGGGTGAAGTATCAGCTCGTATGGTAGCCAAGAACACCTATGCGAGAGAGATGGGTAAGCGACTCTCAACCGTGGACAGGCAGTCCTATGGTGCCAGCAAGAAGGATTTGGAGTTCCTACAGCAAGAGATGACAGACCTTGGCGTTCCTATTCGAGAGATCGAGGAGTACATCGACAGCATAAGTGCCAAGGCTGACTCGGACAGTGCATCAGCACGCTCTAAGTTCTCTCTTGGTGCAGACCATACCTACGAGCTTAATGGTCTCAGGATGGTTGACCTTCTTGACACATCTACGGGTGTTACAAACAGGTACGCAGCAGATGCAGCAGCCACTGCTGCGCTGGCCAAGTCCGGTTTCAAATCTAGGACAGAGTTGGAGGATTTCATTTCTTCTGCACAGAAGGCTGCGTTCAATGACATCAAGGAGCTAGGACTCCCAGAGAGCAAAGCCGCTAAGATGCGCAGTGACGTAGAGGCTGATTACGAAGTTCTCAACATGATAACCAAACTGATGTACAGGGAGAGTATAGATACAGACGGAGTGGGGACTCAGTTATCTCGTGCTTCTCGTAAAGTGACTAACCTCATAGCGTTGCAGTGGAATGGCGTAACCTCGGCTCCTGAAATGTCTAACATGATGGTGAATTTAGGAACCTCCATGTTCAGGAACCTTAGAATAGGGTCATTCATGTCCTTCGGTCGTGTACGTAACAACCCAGAGCTACAAGAGTTTGGCAATATAATGGGAGCTTACGGACAACTAGAGGCTTCTATTCGTGACCGCAACTACGCACTTGAGTCGATGGATGAAGCCAACCAAAGCAAAACAGAGGAGATTTTCAACAAGTTCGCTGGTGCTGCTTCAGAGAAGAGCCAACTCCTCTCAGCCTTCCGTTCTGTACAGCACGGGCTAGAGGACACAGCACTCATGGGCATGCAGGATAGGCTTGTGAGAATGGCTGATGGCAGAACCAAGACCCGCCAGCACGACATGGACAACTTGGAGAGAGGTGGGCTGAGAAGAGACCAGATTGATGAGCTTATGGAGAACATACGAAACAATCCTGAGCACACAACTGTTAACGGGAAGAGCATGCAGGTGTTCTCGGGTAAACACCTAAGCCCAGAACTGTTCGATGATGTCTCTACTGCGTTGACTGGAATGATGTCTAGGAACATGCAGCAGAACTTTATTGGGGATACCCCGATGTTCATGGAGAAAGAAATAGGCAAGATTCTTACGCAGTTCAGGTCTTGGAGCATCCTATCCGTTGAGAAGCAAATGGGTGCTGGGCTAAGAGGTAGCACTTCCGCCTTCTTTCTCTCATCAGCCCTTGGTATGGGATTGGCAGTGCCTGCTTACTCAAGCCGTGCTTGGCTTCGCTCTAAGATCGCTGACGATCCTGAAGAGAAATGGAACGACTACATGGATGACTCTACCAGAGCGATAGGTATGATAAATATGTCTCCCCAACTTGGACTATTAAGCCTAGGCTCAGAAGTTGCTATCGGGTCAGGTGTATTGAAACTACCAGACTCCGCAATGGCCTCTAGGTCAGGAAACCGTGATATTACCCCTTCCAACCTCATACCGGCGCTAGGTGTAGGTGTAGATGCTGGTACAGGACTCCGTGACTTACTTGCAGCCAGCACTCATGGAGAGGGGGAAGATGCAGGTGAGGCTGCCAAAGACTTGTTAGGGATGGCACCGCTAATAAACTCAGCAGCCGTTGGTGCTGCGTGGGCTATAGCTAAGCCTGACTAATAAATTAACCCCACTATAGAAGAAGACAAAGGAGGTAATATGCCACTGAGTTACACAGAACACACAGGTGATGGGACTACCAAGTCCTTCACATTACGCCTAGAAGGGCAGGATGAAGGCTACATTAGTAGGGATGACATCCTTGCTTTGGTAGATGGGGTAGGAACCTCTTTCGACTTCACCTCTTCTAACACTATTTCATTCTCAATAGCGCCCGAAGCGGGTGCTTCAATCCAGCTACGGCGGGTGATGCCAAAGGATAGAACTTACGCAGACTTCAGACGAGGCAATAACTTTGGACAGGAAGTAATCAACAACAGCTTCCTGCAATCCTTGTACCTGTATCAAGAAATACTAGATGGATGGTTCCCTAGAGATTTCGAGTTCCAGACAAAGGTAGGCTTTACCGACGACGTAGACCTCAACGGAAACGACATCTTGAACGCTGGGGATATTGTTGCCAAAGATATTGTGCTTTCTGGTTCAGACCAGAACATGACGGACATAATCGAGGAGTCCTACAACTGGGCTCAATACCCTTTTAACCAGACAGTGCCAGAGGGAAATGGGACAGATGAGTACAGCTCGTATCACTACTCGGTTAAGTCCGAAGGGTACATGGATGCTGCGGAAGGATACGCAAGTGATTCTTCAGCCTCAGCCACAAGATCTCTCCTATCTGAACAGAACTCGGAGGGCTCATCT